CCTCGTAGAAGTGCTGCGGCACGGCGGTGCCGAACAGGCACAGGAGCGGCTGGTCGATGACCGACCGCTCACGGCCGGCCTTGGCGCGCATCACGTACACCGTCGGGGCCGACGAGTACATCTGCAGGAGCATCGACACGATGGCCTCGTGCCGGGCGTCCTTGGCCTGGCTGACCCGGAGCAGGAGGCCGTCGATCTCGTCCACCTGGAAGAGCGTCGCCGGCTGCTCGAAGAGCCGGTCCTCGATCCCCTCGCCCGACGCGAACGACGTCCCGAGGCAGTCGGCGAGCCCCGCTTCGTAGAGGATGCGGGCGTTGACCTTGCGGGCGTGGTCCTTGCCGACGCCGGAGTTCGCCAGGCTCAGGACGTACAGATTGGTGCGGTTGTCCATCGCGTCGCGGACCTTCCTCCCGGCGAGCAGTGCCTGCAGTGTCAACGCCCCGGCGAAGGCCAGGACGGGCTCCGGGTACGGGGCGGTGTCGAGCGTGTAGCGCATCACCTCGTCGATGAAGCCGGGCACGCGGAGCAGTTCGTCGGGGATCGGCCCGGGGTCGTCCGGCAGGGCCTCGTCCTCCTCGCCCGGCTCGGCGTACATCAGGTCGAAGTGGTTCTCGGCCATCGCCCGGGCGACGGCGTCCGGTGCGTATCGGGCAATGCTGGCGGCGATGCGGTCCACTTCCGCGTCCGCCAACGGGGGCTCGCACCGCGTGCGGTTGGTCTGGTGCAACGCGGCGGCGATCTCGGGCCGGCCCATGCCGACACGCCGCATGGTGCCCGCCAGTCTGGCCAGGGTCGCGTTCCGTTGCCCGGCCGGGATTCCGTTCGCCTCGGCGTCGCCGGCCGCGACGTGGGACAACGTGGGCGACCCGTGGGCCGCCCCGTTCGACTCGGGTGCGACCAGAACGTCCAGTTCCGCAACGAGCCACGCGGGCGGATCGGGCAACTGTTCGAGCGGGTCGTCGAGTTCCAGGCCCTCGCCCCAGCGGTACGGCCCTTCTTCGATTTCCGACGGCGCGGCCACGATGTAGCCGCCGTCGGTGCGGACATCAACGCCGGGGGCCAGCTTGCTCGTCGAGCACTTCCAGCTCTTGCCCTCGGGTCGGCGGAACAGGTAGTGCCGGCCGCCGCGCGGTGTCAGGGCGACGGCCCCGGCCCCGGCCAGGTCGGCGGCGCGGTCGGGGTCGCCCGGCCAAGGGTTGTCCGCACCGTCGATGTCAACGACCAGCAACCCCTCAGCGGCGATGCCGACGTTGGCCCGCGGGTGCCGCGACCACCAGCGTTCGATCTGGGCCGGGTCGGTCGAGGCGTCCTTGAACCCGTGCTGCGTGATCGGGTGCTTGGTGCCCGGAATGCACGGAAAGACGCGGTAGCCCATCTCCGCGTAGCGGAGCGCGGCCAGCAGCAGTTCGGAGGAGTTCAGAATGGGATGTCCTCCTCCGTGGTCGCCACGTTGTAGCCGAACGGGAAGTCGAGCGCGTCGTCGCTCAGGGGCTCGGAGTCGCCTGCGTCATGGGCCTCGCCGTGATCCAGCATTTCCGGGATCGGGCCGAGTTCGTGGTCGGTGATGCGGTCATACTCCTCGCCGCTCACCGACCGCACCGTGATGGACTTGGTGGACGCCAGCCCGCCGGCGTTGGCGATCTCGACCGCCTCGGCCGCCGTCGCCGGCACCGGCTCCTTCGACCGCTTCTTCCACCAGGCCACCGCCTTCTGCCGGGCAAAGCCGTCGTGCTCGAGGCAGACCCACTCTGACTTCCAGCGGTGCCAGCCGATCTTGTAGTCCACCCGCAGCGACTTCGGTGCGTCGTCGCCCGCACCGCGTTTGGTGTGGACGCTGTACATCACATCTCGCACCGGCAGCGTCTCGACGGTCACCTGGCCCGAGAGGATCCCCGCATCGCTGGCCCTGGCCGCGTGCTTGGCCCGGTCCGGCGGCGGGAACTCGTACCCGCACTCGGGACAGACGGCGTACCCGGCCGCGATGAGGGCTCGGCACTCGGGGCACTCCTTGGCCGGGGCCTCGCCGACGCCGAGGGCGCGTTCCTTGACGCGGACCTGATCGACCGGCCCATGCCGCAGTACGTTGCCGCCGAAGTCGAGCACCAGGCAGTTCGCCTTCGACGGGTGCAGGCGGAAGCCGCGGCCGACCATCTGGTAGTACAGGCCCGGCGACAGCGTCGGTCGCAGCAGGGCCACGCAGTCGATGTGCGGCGCGTCGAACCCGGTCGTCAGCACGTTGACGTTGCACAGGTACTTCAACTCCCCGGACTTGAACCGGGCCAGGGTCGCGTCCCGCTCCTCGGCCGGCGTGTCGCCGCTGACGAAGCCGCACGCGATGCCGTGCTCGCCCCTCAGGACTTCGGCGACGTGCCGGCCGTGCCGCACGCCCGCCGCGAAGATCAGGCAGGCGTTGCGGGCCCGCGTCGCCTCGGCGATTTCGGCACAGGCCGCCCGGACGAGTGCCTCCTGGTTCATCAGGTCCTCGACCTCGTCGGCCACGAACTCGCCGCCGCGGGCGTGCAGGCCGGACGTGTCGAACCGCGTCTGCCCGGCCTTCGACACCAAAGGGCACAGGTAGCCGCGGACGATCAACTCGCGGACGCCGACCTCGTAGCAGACGTGGTTGAGGATCCCCTCCGGCGTGCAGATCGAACCAGACTTCAGCCGGTACGGCGTCGCCGTGCAGCCGATGACGCGGAGGTTGGGATTCACCGTCCGCGCGTCGTCGAGGAACTGCCGGTACATGCCGTCGCCTTCGGGCGGGATGAGGTGGGCCTCATCGACGACCACCAGGTCGAACGGGTCGAAATCGCAGGCCCGCTTCCAGACCGACTGGATGCCCGCCACGATCACCGGCTCGGTGCGGTCCTTGCGCTTCAGGCCGGCGGAGTAGACGCCGAACGGCACCTCCGGGCAGACGGCCCGCAGCTTGTCGGCGGTCTGGCCCAGCAACTCCTTGACGTGGGCCAGGACCAGCACGCGGCCGCCCCACCGCCCGACCGCGTCCCGGCAGATCGTGGCGATGACGGGTGTCTTGCCGCCGGCGGTGGGGATGACCACGCACGGGTTGTCGTCCCGCGTCCGCAGGTGGTCGTAGACCGCCTCGACGGCCGCGTGCTGGTAGTCGCGGAGGGTCATCATGCGGCGTCCCCGTCGAGCGCGGCCGGTGAGAGGGCTTCCCCGTTGCGACGCTTCGCGCCGCGCTGCCGCTGCACCTCCGGCTCGCTCAGCCGCAGCCGGGCGTTGTCGCGGCTACAGGGCGGGCAGATGCGGTTGCCCGGCCCGGCCGAGGGAAAGAGCTTGCTGCACTTGAGACAGGTGCGTGGCTTCGCGCCTCCCGGCACGTCGGCCGGCGCTTCGGGTGGCTCCTCCGTCCCGGCCGGCCCCGGGTCGGGCTGCGGCACCAGCCGCACGCAGACCCGCCCGCCGGGGACGCACGCGCCGCGGCGGATGTGCAGGTCGTCGATCTGGGCGTCGTCGTGGTAGGCCCCGCCGTGCTGCAGTGCGTCGAGCAAGGCCTTCAGGGCGTTGTCCAGGTCGCGTCGCCGGCGGTCCGGCGGATGCATGTCGATGGTGACCGCCAGGCGTCCGGCGATCGGCCGCACGCCCCGGGCGGCGAGGGCCGCTTGGACGGCACGGCGGAAGGTGCGGCCGCCCCGGCTCAGGAGCGTGCGGTGGCCGACCCGCCGCCACAGGTGGTTGACGCTCGGCGGGAACGGAAGTTCGAGGTCCATGCTGCCTCCTCAACTGTGGCTTGTCCGAAAGGCGTGCCCGCCCCGGCTCGTCGCGGAGCGGGCACGCGGAACAGCCGTGTCGCTCAGCGCTTCCACGGCGGGGTGGTCGCCTTACCATTGGTGGACGGGGCGGCCGGCTTGACGGCCGGCTCGGTCAGGGCGGCCTTGGGCGAGTAGCCCTTGACCTCGTTGCCGATCTCGCCGGTGTCGGGCCGCTTCTTGCACTTGACGTGGATCACCAGCGGCAGGTCGTGCAGGTCGGTCGAGTCGTTGGGGGCCAGCACGCCGACGGCCCGGCAGATGGCCGACAGCTCGGCCTTGGCGATCTGCACCGCCGTCGGGTTCGGGTTGTCGAGGTTGAGTCGGGCCCACAGGAAGCGGCCCTTGTGCTCGCCCTCGACGATCGCAAAGGTCAGTTGCAGGTAGCTGCCGGTGCCGGCCTTGTTCGGCTTCATCTCAGACTCGGTGATGACGGCCAGGTACTTGCCGGCCGGGACCGGCTCGAAGTCGCTCGACGGTTCCACCTGGTTGGCGTCGAAGCCGCGCAGATCAGCCATGTTGGGTCTCCTCGGGGTCGGGTTGGTGGTTTCACAGGCTGAAGGCTGGAGACCGGAGACTGGAGCAAAAGGCCAATAGCGGCTTTTCTGGCTCCGGCCTCCAGCCTTCAGTCTCCGGCCTCTCGGGTCGGGAGGGCGGTCATGAACGCCGCCCAGGACAGGGGCAACTCTTCGGTCAGCCCATAGCGGTTCTTGGCGACGCAACTCGGCCCGCCGACGCAGCGGAGCACGCGCTCGCCGCCGTCCTTGCCGATGGCGTGGGCGATGGTCCGCTTGCGGCCGAACCCGGCGTCCTCGCTGGCGGTGCGGAACTTGCGGGTGGCGAACAGCACCGCGTCGCACCACTCGGTGATCAGGGCGGAGGCGTGCTTGTGCAGTCGCGGCGAGTAGCGGTCGTAGGGCGGGGCCTCGGGGTCCTCGAACTTCTCGACTTTGGCGTGGGCGATCAGCACGACCACCATGCCCCGCTGACTGCGGAGGAGGTTGAGTTGATCGACGACCTCGCGCCAGTGGGTGAGGGCGTGCGTGTAGCCGCGGGCGTAGCCGCCGTCGGCCTTCTCGATGTTCTTGACCGAGAACTCGGCGCACACCCGGTCCCAGATCAGCCGCTCCAGCCAGTCGAGACTGTCGAGCACGACCGTCTCGAAGTCGTGCGGCTGCGTCCGCAACTCGGTGATCGCCGCGAGCACCTCGTCGAACGTCGCGGCGAGCGGGAACTTGGCACAGTCGATCTCGTCGAGGCCGTCCTCGGTCGGCACGAACACCGGACTCGGAGCCTGCGACCCGAAGGTGCTCTTGCCGATGCCGGGCGTGCCGTAGACGAGCAGCCGGGGCGGCCGCGGGGTGCGGCCGCGCTGGACCTTGCTGAGCAGGCTCACGCGCACACCTCCTCGCTCGGGCGGGCGGCGGGCTGGTCCGCCCGCGGGGCCGGGGCGGCGACGCGCTCGACGCGGAAGCTGTCCGGGCCGAACTCGCGCTGCAGGAAGCCGAGGAACAGGCGGTTGAAGTCGCGGCCGACGGGCGTGCCGGCGTCGATGACGCAGCCGCCGCCGCGCGGGTCGAGG